ACTTTGTCTTGTCTGCCCAAAAAGCTGCTGACATTTTACCTTTGGCAATATTTTTAGCGTGTCTAGCCTTAAAACTTTTGCGTTTTGCCTTATCTGCCATGCTTTCGCCTTTTCTTGGCGGCTTTGTATCTGCGCCTTGCGCTCCAAATCTAATTAATTTTACTTTATCGCCTTCTTTTGCGAGAACAACATGAGATTTCGTTGGGTGTGATGGAGTTCTCTTTGGCTTGTTGAAACCAGACAATCCAAACCTTTTAAGTCTTGGGTCACTCATTTGCCCTTCCTCTTCATTGCCATATTGTGTGCCTCAGTAAATGAAACCCCTTCTCTCATCTTGCGTTTCATATATTCCATGTGAGCCTTTGTGTGACCATGAGCCTTTTGGTGCTTTGCAAGTGTGTTCTTTTGTCTGGTAGTTAGCTTCATCTTTTTTTGTTGTACCTTGAATAGATTGCTGCATCTGCTGTTCTTGCTTTGTCACCTCTCATATAACTATTTACTCTGCCCATAGCCCACGCTGCCATAGGAACATTTCTTGAACCACTAGACAAATAAGCACCCTGCCCTTTTCTGTAAACAGCCGCAAGTTCTCCATAAAAAAACTTTGTGCCATCAGCTTTTTTCTTAAGACTATTCTTAACGCTTTCGCTTAGTGGTTTTCTTCTTTTTGCCTGTGACATTTTGTTTGGTGCGTGATTTTGATACAGCTTTTATATCAATATACTCTCCTTTTCTATAAGCTTCGGCAGTTCGCTTTATCTCAGCCGCTTTCGCAGACTTGCTTTTAGAACCAGACAAGTATTTTTTGGGAATACCTGTCTTTTTGTCCTTTGGAACTCGCCTAAGTTTTCTAGTCACTTTTTAGTTTTCTTTTTAGCAGTGGGCTTAGTCTCTTTAGGCTTTTTTGTTTCTTCTTCGCCCTGTACCTTGAAAATATATCCCATTACTTTTTGCCTCCTTTCTTTTTCTTCTTTGTTCCTTTAGGCTTCATTGAACCATAGTGTGAAGGCATAATAGTAAAAGTAGCTGTCTTTATCTTACTTCCTTTTGCGTTTTTTAGCAGTTGATAAAGCTATTGCTTGAGCTTGTTTTAATGTCTTGCCCTCTTTCATCAGCAAACGTATGTTGCCAGAGATAGTTTTTTGTGATTTGCCTTTTTTTAGTGGCATAGATCAAAGAAGATATTTACTTACTAGCCGTCTGTCCTGTGGAGTGACAGCATCTACTATTAAACCTTCGGCTAGTTGCCTCAAGTCCTCTTCAAGTTCACCAGAACTTTCTCTGATAGCTTTTGCAAGTTTCTCAGGAACAGTCTTGTCCTCTGGAAACCTCTGCGTCATAGCAAGTGCTTCCTCTAAATTCATAATAGATTTAAAGCATTATCTGTAATTTCTTCAACCCAATTATACAATCTAGGTGCAATCTTTTGCATTTCTTCTGGATTTAACACATATTGAACAAAACTTTCTGCAAATAATTCTCTAGGGTTTTTTCTTGAATATCCTGTAACGTAACTCATACCGCCCATTTTTTTAAATTTATTCCCTAACGCTACAGCACCACTACCCTTGTAATGCACTTGATGACCTATTTCGTGAATCATTGTGCTAAACCATTTGTCACTTATATCATTTGCTCTAGTATTTGAAAATATTTCGCTTGCTGGTGCTTTTTTACTGTAGTAATCTGCACTATTCCAGTAATCAGCGTAAGCTTTGTTAGTTCTAAGCGTATCTCTAGCCTGTTGTTTCATACGCAATGCAGCAGTTTTAGTAATTTTTGCAGAACCTTTTCTAACTTCAGTATTTACGATAGTAGTATGAACAGAGGTATAGCCCGAACAAGTCCTCCCTGCTGGTTTGAAAGCAAAGAATAAATCGTCTTTAAATTGTTTATCTTTTATGTTTTTCTTTACAAAATTTTTATTAAAGCTGTTTGCATAAATCTTTGTTTTTTTGAAAAATGGTGTTTTATATTTATCAATAAATTTAGCAGTTGTTTTATTAGCATCATCAAATGCTTTTTTATTTTGAACAGCGAACTTTTGATAAGTCGCATTAAAGTTATATGTGTCACCCTGATAATTAAAGTTGTTAATAGTTTTACTTTTTTTCAAAAACTGTCTTAATTTCTTAGTATGTTTTCCTGTTAATCCTCCAACAGACTCAAGGCTATCAATACTCTCATCTACAAACTGTTGAGTAGATTTAGCAATATTGTTATCTGCTAAATATTTTTCTAAAGTATCTGTACCAAACGCAGGGGAAGTTGTGCCTGTTGGTGTGGGTGTGGGTGTAACTTGCGGTGTTGGCTTGGCTTTGGGTGTTGGTTTAGCTTTTGGTTTGATTGCACTGGGCTTGCCATACAATCTCTCCAAGTCCTTCAAACTTCTTTCACTACCATCTTCTCTGACCATCTTTCTTATAGCCTTCTGCCCTGACCCTTCTTTCTTTGCCAAGCGTTCAAAATATCTAACCTTCTGTTCATTACCTAAAGTCTTGACCTTTAGTTTCTTATCTTGCCCTAAAAGCCAGTCACCATACTGAGTGTCCTGTGGTACTCTACCAGTCCCCTCTCCTGTAGGTCGG